CAAGAAAAGGCAAGGCTGAAACAGGAGGCGAAAAAGCGGGAAGCAGCATGGCAACTCAGGCAAGAGGAAAGAAACCTGCAAGCAAAGCTGGCAGCAGTGGCAGCGACTTCTATATTCCTCCTGTACCTGTGGCTGTGGTTCATCCTCGTCAGTCGTTGGGGGAAGAGTTGATGGGGTGGGTTGCTGCTTGCGTGCTGATCGCCTTCTTGCTTCCAATGGCGGCCATGCTGTACCTTGACATCCTTGAGGCCAAGCATGAGGTCAAGCAACAGGTCGAAAAGGTTGAGAAGTTAAGGCGAGAAGTTGAAAGGAAACAACGTGACAAAAACCGCAATGATTCTGATGGCGCTGCTGGTGACAGGATGTCTGGAAGATAGATTCCGTTACCCATGCCAAGACCCAAAGAACTGGGAACTTGCCGAGTGCAAGCCGCCCATTTGCACAGCAACAGGCACATGCCCTGACCAACTCACCAAGCCAGAAAAGGAGTCCAAGTAATGGCAACCATCGGATACAAACCAAACAACCGCCTGTCACCAGAAGAGATTGAAGCTCGTGTTTGGGCATGGGTGATCTTCGTGATCTCCATCATCTTGCTGGGGAGCTGCTTCAGTTTCATCTATTCGGTGACGTTCGTCCAACAGCCCATGGTTGGCATGGCCCCAATCGACAAGGTCTACACCAAGATGATCAACGACATCATGCTGCTTTGCACTGGCGTGCTGGGAGGTGTGGCTGGCCGCAAGGCGGTGTCTGCTGCTGTTGCCACGGCCACCGCCAAGGCAGAAGCCATTGACAACGATGAGCCGCCAGCACCATGAAAGACATTCTTGGTGGCCTGCTGATGCTGGTGTTGGTGTTTGGTGGTGGCTACTGCACCGGCAAGCACTATGAGCAAGAGGCCCAGCAGGCCGAGGTTGACAGGCTTAACACCGAAGCCAGAGCCAAGGAGGTGGCGCTTGCCGCTGCCGTCACAACAACTGCAAACGCATTGAGGGTATCAAATGAAAAAGCAAAGACTATGGCAAAGCAGCGCGATGCTGCTATTGACAGTGGCGCTTACAAGCTGCGGGTTCCTGTCAAAACGACCTGCGCCGTACCTGCCGCCACAGATACCACAACTCCCGCCGGAAGTGGTAAAGGAGAAGCATCAGCCGAACTTAGTCCAGAGGTTGGAAAAACTCTTTTCGCAATAGCTGAAGAGGGAGACCGCGCCATCACCAAGCTCAACGCTTGCATCGATTTGTACAACCACGCGATTGAATCGCAGAAAGGCATCAAATGAATCTGTCAGAAAACTTCAGCCTGCACGAAATGTGCAAGTCAGAAACAGCCCTGCGCATGGGCTATGACAACACCCCTGATGACGAGGCCACAGAGAACCTTCGCGCCTTGTGCGAGAACGTCCTTCAAAAGGTGCGCGACCACTACGGCAAGGGCGTGAAGGTCAACTCAGCCTATCGCAGCCCAGAGTCAAACGCTGCTGTTGGTGGCTCCAAGACCAGCGACCACTGCAAGGGTATGGCTGCCGACATCGAGATCCCCGGCGTGGCCAATGCAGATCTGGCTCAGTGGATCATGGACAACTTGGACTACACCCAGTTGATCCTTGAGTTTTACACTCCCGGCATTCCAGACAGCGGCTGGGTGCATGTGTCCTACGACCCAGCCAACCTCAAGAAACAAGAGCTCACCGCCACCAAGGTGGCAGGCAAGACTCAGTATTTGCCGGGCTTGGTTGCCTGATTACTGTGCAGCACCCAGCGCTTTGATGCGCTGGCTGTAGCTGGCTGTGTGTCTGATCCGCTTGATCGAGTCAATCCGCTGGATGACTTCTTCATTGATCAGCCGCAGCTCTTTCAGGATGGTCATGCGGTCACGCGCTGGCCGCTTGCCTGCTCTGGCAGTCTTGTCTGCCAAGTCTTCGTAGGCATCGGCCCACTCATCCAAGCTGCTGTGAACTGAGTAGGCATCCTCTTTGCCGGGAACCATCAGCGCGTAGCCAATCGGCGGCACGCCATCAGGCTGGACAACAGGCTCCACCACCTCCACCACCTCGGCCACCGGCTCCACAACTTCCACAACTTCCACAACTTCCGGCTGCACAACTGCTGGCTCCGGGTCAACGGTGTCGGCCAGTGCGGCTTCGATGATTGCTCTGTCGTTGGTCATTTCAGGTATGGCCACCGGCGCAGGCTTGACCACCATGTCCAGCGGGTTGCGTGGGGTGATGTCTTTGGCTGGCCGTGGCTTGGCCTCATCAGGGTAGTCCTGTGCCTCTTCGGCGCTGATCAAGCCCTTAAGCACATCAGGGAAAGCGTCCCGCAGCGCAAAGCCCCGGGCCCGCATTTGCATCATGCGCTTGGGGTATGCCGACCATGGTCCTTGTTTGCCCCACAGGCCAGCTCGCTTGGCATCCTCGACGCTGAACTTGGCCACCACTGGCTTGCGGTTCTTGCGCTTGGCCACACACACGGCCACCGGGTTGGGCGTGCCTTCGTTCTCGAAATACTCTTCGACATCGTCGCAGACCGCGCTGGCCTGCACCAGCGCCATCATGGCATCGCCGTAGACCGATGGCTTGCCGTTGATTACCGCGATGTTTTGCAAGGCTTGCATGGGCGCAAGACCCATCTCCATGCCCCACTGCACGCAGACCAGAATGTCTTGCGGCTTGTTCTGGTAGGCCTTGGGAACCATGTTGCTGTTGGACAACATCTCGCTGAAGGTGATGGCCTCGGTCAGGGTGGCTGGCGCAAAGCCGCGCTGGCTAGTGGTGGTCAGTTGCATTTGATTGTTCCTCTGTGACGTAGGTTTGCATGGTGGTAAAAATCAGGTTGGCCATGGCATCAATGAATGCCTCGGCCTCCTCTTCGGTGCAGTCGGTGGCATTGAGTATGGCCACAACGGCCTGCTCATATGCTTGCATCAGGTCTGGCATGTCCGGCTGGTTCAAGACTGCTCCTTGATGGTCAACGTGGACTGGCGAATGCTGTAGGCCTCCTTGGCTGGGACCAAGCGCTCTGGCGCTGCCTTGTAATTGCGCATGGGCCAAGAGATCACATACTGGCCAGCCCGGCCACGCTCGGCTTGGCCAAGCGCCTCCTTGATTTTTTTCTCTGCCTCATCGATGCCTGCCTCGGCTGCTCTGATGGCTGCCTTGTTGTTGACAATGGCCTGCGCGTAGTCGGCCACGGTGTTGTCCAGCTCGATCTCCTCCTTGCTGGCGGCGGTCGGGTAGATTCGATCCATCTCCTTGCTGGTCTCAGGTGGATACCAGTCGATTGCGCCAGACTCGCGATAAGTTTGCAGCTTGTGCTCGAAGGCCAGCACAGCTTTAATGATTTCCTTTTGGGTCTCATGGTGCGGTGCAAACAGGAAGACCCGCAGCTCGATGCCTTGGTACAGCACGCAGACAGCGCCCCACTTGTGGCCGGTGATCAGCATCTGGCCTTGCAGCTGGATGGGGCCACGCGCAAGGTGGGGCACATCTTCGGGCATCATCTTGGTCAGCTTGGCCTCGAGCACGCCGGGGCCATTGAGCACGATGGAGTCTTGGCCAACCACATAGATGCCTTTGTCGGGGTCGGTGAAGACCTCTTGGCCAAGCCCAAAGCCGATGCCATCCAGCGAGCACGACAGGGCGACAGCGTTGTGGGTGTAGGCTTGGCCGATCTGGGTGTCGTAGTCGGTGATCCCCAAGCGCTTGGCTGCCTCAATCAGGATGACCGGCTCCAAGGTATTGCCCCAGCCCATGGCCTCATTGCCAATGTCTGGGCGCTCTTTGCCGTCAATGGCGTTGATGCTGAATTGCAGCTCATCATTGGGTGTGCTGTATTTGCTGAAGCCCATGAGGCCGGGAAGGCGCGAGGCGCTCATTGCTTTATCGTCGGTCAGTTTGCCTGCCATGATTTACTCCTGAAGTTGATAAACGCGCACCACTCTGGCATGCGCTTGGGGGTGATTGGCCTCAACAAGGCCAACCTTGCGGAACTGCTTGGTGCGGAAGACCGCGCCCAAAACAGATGGGTGGAGGTGCGCAGGGATCTGAACCCGCTCGCGCACATCGTTGATGCTGACGCTGCCATGCTGGCGGCAGACCTCGGCAGCGACCGCCCTGCACCGGGCAAGGAAGTCGGCATCACGCTGCTCAAACAGGTCGAGCTGCGCGTCACGGATGATCTGGCCAACCTTCATGTCAGGATGACCACAACCAGCGCGATGGCTGAAACAACGTACAAAGCCATGTCGGCAGCGAAGTCATTGCGGCCATCAACGTGCAGCGGTGGGGGCAACATGGAGCGCTGAAGGCGCAGCATGTCAGGGTCGGATTCTCTGGGCAGGGGTGGCTCATAGCATGAGCTGATGATCACTTTGCCGGTGTCGATTTTTTTGGCCATGGTTTGCTCCTTAGATGCGTTTGAGAAGGTTGGACACCTGTGAGGCGTTCCAGTTGGTGTTGCCGCGTGGTGTTGCCACGCCGCGTGCTTGCAGGGCTGCTGCGATGTCGCGCATGGTTTCGGCGCCAGACTTGGTGATGATGTCGCGCACGATGGGGCCAACGCGCTCGGCGTACTTGTCTGCCTTGGCTTGGATCTTGGCCACGCCGATGGCAGAGCCGATCTGGGGTGTTGGGCAGCCAAGGGTGCGGCCCTGTGCTTTGACCTGCGCCAGAGCTGACTTGGTGCGCTCGCTGATCTTGCGTGCTTCCCACTCAGCGAAGACGGCCATCATCTGAAGGAAGGTGCGGTCGGCTTCAGGCATGTCGGCGCAGACAAAGGGCACGCCGGACTCAAGCAGGCCAGAGATGAAGTGGACATTGCGAGCAAGGCGGTCCAGCTTGGCGATGACCAAGGTGGCCTTGGCCTTCTTGGCGGTGGCCAGTGCTGCGGCCAACTGCTCGCGGTCATTCTTGCGGCCAGACTCGACCTCGGTGAACTCGGCCACCAGCTCGGCAGCGGCGATGTGCTTGGCCACAGCGGCACGCTGGGCATCGAGGCCGAGGCCTGACTGGCCTTGGCGGTCGGTGGAAACGCGGTAGTAGGCGACGAATTTAGACATGATCATCACCTTAAGCAGAAAAAGCCAAGCGCTCTAAGTAGGCTTCTTTGCCAGCGGCAAAGGTTCTTTGTGCCCATGCAAAGGCCAAGCCGAACTGATCGAACTCGGCAGCAATGCGGCCATCGATCCAGACCAAGTAGTGGCCCTTGCGAAAGTGCTCGACCTTGACGGTAAAGCCGGTGGCCTTGCTGTGCAGTGTGGTGATCTTGTTTGTCATGTTTGCAACTCCTTGCGCTTTATCTGCGCGTTGAACATGGATGTATCTTAGCACAGTTTGTATATCGCTTTGGAAGTGGCCAAACCAAGTATTTTCTAGGGAGTTACCCTAATACAACACATTTGGCTGGGCAGGCGGTATCGCGTAGATATACACTCCACGCCCATGAAACCCAAACTCAAACCATTTCTCATGCGCTTGCACCCGGTAACGCGGGAGCTGTTGGACAAGGCCGCAGCCGATCAGGGCCGCAGCGTGTCATCCCTGATTGACCAGTGTGTGCGAGACCAGCTCTCGCCGCGCTACGGTGAGCTACAGCCACGGCTCCAACGCTTCTTGGGCGGGGTGCGCCAGCCATGAACCTACACGACGCAAAGCGGCTGCTGGACACCATCAAGGAGGGCGCAAGTTACCCCACAGAGGTGGTGGACAAGGCGCTGGACATGACCGGCGACCAGCGCGACTACACCTACCTGCCATCAACAGAGATTGACGAGTTTGTGCAGGCACTGCGTGAAGGCGGTGCGATATGAACGAGACCATTCTTGCGCTCGACTTGGGCACAACCACAGGCTGGGCTTGCAGGCCCATGGACGGCTCCATAGTCCACGGTTGGGCCAGCTTCAAGCCGGGCAGGTATGAAGGCGGCGGCATGCGTTACCTGCGCTTCAAGCAGTGGCTCTCGGAGCTCAAGGGCACGGTCGGCGGTGAGCTGCAAGCGGTGTACTTTGAGGAGGTCAGGCGGCACGCCAGCACCGACTCAGCCCATGTCTACGGTGGCTTGATGGCCACGCTGACGGCGTGGTGTGAGCACCACAAGATCCCCTACCAAGGCGTGCCGGTGGGCACGATCAAGAAGCACGCGACCGGCAAGGGCAACGCTGGCAAGGAGGCCATGATCGAGGCCATGCAGCTGCTTGGCCACCCGGTGACTGATGACAACGAGGCAGACGCGCTGGCGCTGCTGCATTGGGCGCTGGAGGCCACCACATGATCTCTCGGGTGGTCTTGTGCCTGTGCATGGCAGGCTTTGGTGTCAATGGCCTACTGCCAGCAGACCCGCGACCACTGACTGGCCAGCAGCTCCAAACCAAGGCCAAGTGGGCATCCAAAGAGAAGGTCTGCGCCAAGGTCAAGAAGCGCAAGAAGACTCAAGAGCTGTGCAAGAAGTGGGGTTTGGCATGAAAGAGATCCACACCCAACTGCTGGCGCTGGAGCGGGAGATGGCCGACATCAGGCAGCGGCTGGCAGAGCTGCCCAACACCCGCAATGACACGCTGGAGGAGGTGGCCATGGCCATCGAGCGAATGACCTGCTTCGGGCCCGACACCATCAACTCATTCGTAATTTACATCAGGGAGATGAAGCAATGACAAGTATTCTCATTTGCGTTGGACTCATGCTGCTGGGCTCTTTCCTGACCCTGCTGGCGCTGTGGCTCATGCTGAAGTGGCTGGAGATCAAATGACCAGATCAACGTACTACGGTCGGCTGAATGTTCAATCGATCCCCAGCGAGGTCAAAAAGATTTGGTACAGCCGAGATGAAGAGCTGGAAGAGCTGCCGAGGCACAAGTGGTCATGGCAATTAGAAGATGACATGGAGCTGTTTGAGGCCAAGGATTTGCTGAACAAGATCCTGATCGACGCGCCGCTGTCAGACCGGCAAATGCTTGTCGTTGAACTGTGGGCGATTGAGGAGCTCACGTTCGAAGAGATCAGCCAGCGTCTTAACGTCACGAAAGAGCGGGTGCGCCAGATCTATGTGCGGGCCATGCGCAAGCTGCGCGACCATCAGGCCAAGGTCACAGGCATCAGCCCATACGGCCTTGGTGAAGTCATGACATGGAGTCACTGGAAATGGAGCAAGCAATGCATGTGAGCTACGTCAAGCTATTCAGGAACGATGCCGGGCTGGTGTACGACACCCAAGAGGCCAACGGCGAGATCCGCAACTTCCACCACCAGATTGAGCTGCTCAAGCACGCGCTTGAGCGGGAGATGGACACGGTCACAGACCTGCGGGAGCTGCTGGACGCTGTCAGGCGCATTGCCTTTGAGTTGAACGAAGAGATATTGAAAGACGCACATGCCCAGACCAAAGAGTGAAATTACCGGCAAGCAGATCCAGATCACGCTGCGAGTTACTGAAAGCCAGCGAGAGGCATACAAAGCGCTTGGTGGCCCAGTGTGGTTGCGCAAGCTGTTATCAGCCGAGCTTGACCGT